CCTTGAGATCCAAACAGACCTGGACATTGAAGGGTTTGAGGATGTAGACAAAGACGGGGAACCTACCGGCATCGCCCTGCCCTATGTGGTGACCATTGATCGGGGAACCGGGGATGTCCTGGCAATCTACCGCAACTGGCTGGAAGATGATGATCACAAAGCCAAGCGCCAACATTTTGTGGACTACTGCTACATCCCAGGGTTTGGCTTCTACGGGATGGGACTGATCCATGTGATCGGTGGTTATGCCCGTGCGGGTACTTCCCTGATTCGCCAGTTGGTGGATGCGGGAACCCTGTCCAACCTGCCCGGTGGGTTGAAGTCCCGTGGCATGAGGATCAAAGGTGACGATACGCCAATCGCTCCAGGTGAATTCCGGGACGTGGACGTTCCCAGTGGAGCGATCAAAGACAACGTCATGGCCCTCCCCTATAAGGAGCCAAGTGCAACTCTCCTGACTCTGCTCAACCAGATCACAGAAGAAGGACGCAGATTGGGTTCCATCTCTGACATGAAAATCAGTGACATGAGTTCCCAGGCCCCCGTAGGGACAACCCTGGCAATTCTGGAAAGAACCCTCAAGACCATGGGAGCCGTTCAGGCCCGTGTCCATTACTCCATGAAGCAGGAATTCAAACTGCTTAAAGGGATCATCCGGGACTATGCGCCCACTGAGTATGAGTACATGCCCCATGGCGGGAACCCCAAGGCAAAGCAGTCAGACTACGACATCGTTGAGGTGATTCCGGTCTCTGACCCGAACTCCAGCACAATGGCCCAGCGGATCATGCAGTACCAAGCTGTGATCCAGCTTAGCCAGTCAGCGCCCCAGATTTATGACCTGCCACAACTGCATCGTCAGATGATTGAAGTGCTGGGCATTAAGAACGGCGACAAACTCGTGCCCACAAAGGACGACGAGAAACCCAAGGACCCTATCAGCGAGAACATGGGCTTCCTCAAGGGCGAGCCTACCAAGGCGTTTATGTATCAGGATCACGATGCACACATCGCTTGCCACATGACGTTTATGCAAGACCCAATGATTGCTCAGCAGGTTGGACAGAGCCCGATGGCGCAGCAGATGATGTCCGCAATTCAAGCGCACATTGCAGAACACTTAGGCTTCTCTTACCGCCGCAAAATCGAAGAACAGCTTGGTGTACCGCTGCCTTCTCCAGACGAGAAGCTGCCAGAGCAGGTTGAAGTTCAGTTGTCACGTTTGGTGGCCACCGCCTCTACACAGTTGATGCAAACCAATCTTGCTGCGGCGCAACAAGCCAAGAACCAGCAACAAACTCAAGACCCCATCGTGCAAATGCAGCAGCAAGAGTTGCAACTCAAGGGCAAAGAGTTGGGCATCAAGGAACAAAAAGTGCAGGGCGACTTGGAGATTAAGAAGGGCGAGCTTCAACTTAAGATGCAAGACCAGCAAAACAAGCAGGGCGAAGACCCACGGATTGCTGCCGCAAGAGCACAGCAAGAGTTGCAGGCGGCACAGCAACAGCACGAACAAAAAATGACGCAAGACGAACGAGCACACCGCCAGAAACTTACTCATGCTGAGCGAATGGCACAGCAACGAGCGCGACTAGCGCAAACTCAACAGGCTAACAAACCCAAGGAGAGCTAATGAACGCACTTGAAGTAATCAACAAAAAACTTGAGGAAAAGAAGGCGCAAATTACAGAATTTGTGGCTTCGGGTAAGGCTGTAGATTTTGAAAACTATGCCGCCCTTGTTGGAGAAATTCGTGGGATTACTTACGCCATGAATGAAATTGAAGACATAAGCAACATGCTTCTTCGACAAGAGGGTAACGATGAATAATCAATTACGCGCACCAGAAGTTGACCTCCGTGGTTCCCCATCATCTGTAGAGATTGACGGGCACGTTGTGCAAGTGAAGATGAACATGCGGTTTCCACGAATCGCTGTGTTTGAGAACTTCATGAGCTTTGATGAGTGCGAGTTGTTGATGGACATGGCGGAGCCAAGGCTTACTCGATCTAAAACCATGAACAAAGAAGGCACAGATTTTGTGGAACACGAAGTGCGCACCAGCAGTGGCGCGGCTTTTCCAAAGGGTGAGAATGACTTCATTGAAATGCTGGACGTGCGAGCAGCCAAGTTGTTGAATTGGCCAGTAGAGCGTGGAGAAGCCTATCAAGTTATGAAGTATGAGGTTGGCCAAGAGTACAAGCCCCACTTTGACTTCTTTATGCCCCGTACAAACCCCAAAGTTCTAGCGCACGGTGGCCAGCGTGTAAGCAGCTTGATCATTTATTTGAATACACCCAAGCGCGGTGGCGGCACATTGTTTCCAGAGATTGGGTTGGAGATAGTTCAGTCCGCTGGAAGCGCAGTGTTTTTCAGTTACCCCAATACGTTTTTTGCAAAGAATACTTTGCACGCTGGTCTCCCTGTGATCGAGGGAGAAAAGTGGATTGCAACAAAGTGGATGCGAGAAGGCACGCATTGATCACCAGAGCAGTAGAAGTTCGGGGGCCTTCTACTGTGCTTTTTTAGCCCCCTGCGACTAAGGAAAATCATGAGTGAATTTGACGTTGATGCTGTTGATTTGTCGGGTATTTTGAACAAATCCAGCGAAGAAAAAGCCAAACAGGTACCAGACCCGTCTACGTACCACATACTTTGTGTCTTGCCAGACGCAGAAGAAACCTACTCAGATAGTGAAGTTGGCTTGGTAAAAGCCGACAAAACTATGTACTACGAGGAGCTTTTGTCTCCTGTTTTATTCGTTGTGAAAATGGGCCCTGACGCCTTCAAAGACGAAAAACGCTTCCCCAGCGGCCCTAGCTGCAAAACGGGAGATTTTGTTTTGGTTCGCCCTAACACAGGCACACGTATCAAGATTCACGGGCGAGAGTTCCGCTTGATTAACGATGATTCTGTGGAAGGTACAGCCCAAGAACACGCCAACGGTCTGGTTAAGACCTGTGCCAGTAGACACTGAGGCGCGTGTCAAACGACCACGCGACAAAACAACAAAATCACCATAGAAAATGTCGGTTGCATAACCGTAAATGATGGGGTACATGCGAGTAGAACCCGCAAATACTTGACCACCAATCAAATTCAATGGCTTTAGCCCGTAAGGGGCGTTAACGACTGGATATGCCATTTGAAAACTCCAATTGATTATTGACGGGAGCCAAAAGATACGCTTGTCTTTCGCTCATTGAAAAGCGGCATACGAGCATCACTTTGGCGCATAAAGCTATTGTCCACGGACTCCACAAGCGCTTCCGATTCTCCTCGGTAGAACGCATTGCGATCATCCACAAACTCGGAAGGTATCTTGCAAAGGATCAAACCACCGATCTCAATAATGTCCTCTTCGTTTTTCTTACGAGAAAACATTCTGATATCAGGCTGGGCAGACGCCTTTACCGGTTCATAACCTTCCATCAGTTTTGAAGACCAATTCTTGTCATCATTTAAACCACCAACATTCACTCGAATCCAACGGAATTTGTAGCCGGGCTCAGGGTTTGGGTCAGGCAACAATTGTGGGGGACGCCATTTTTTAGGGCGCTCCGACACTGCACGGGTTTCAAGTTCACGCGATAAACGCTCTGTGTTTGATTCAACTTTTGACATGATTAATTAGTCCTCGCTTGTTCTTCAGCAACCTTACGCGCATAGAGTTCCAAAGGAACACCAAGCCGCTTGGCGAGATTCACCTGAGTTTGCGTCAGTACGATTTTTTTAGGCGCTGTACTGCGGGTTGTCGGTGAAACAACATTGGATTTGGTTCGTTGAGGTTTCGCATCAGCGGATTCTCCGGCTCCAACTTGGTCGGGGAATCTTTCACGGATGTCAGTGTCGATACGACGATAGTATTCGTCACTGCCAACCCTAATACCATTCTCAACAAGTTCCTCATGTAGCCCTAAAGCATATGAAGTCATGCGTTTGTTGCTTCCAAACCACTGATTTTGGTCTTGCCACGCTAGTAGTTTTTCATCAACGGGCGCTGCCTGTTGAGGTTGTGGTGCTATTTGTACAGGAGTTTCTTCTTCCTGTAAAGGGGCAGGCTTAAAATTATTTACTTTGTCTGCGCGGATTCTGGCAGTAGTGAGTGCTTCCTGAGCATCCAACAACTTATCAGCATCCCCAGACTCGTAAGCCTCCTTGTAAAGCCGTTTAGCTTCTTCAATCTCGGAGTTAATGACCTTCTTGGCTTGTTCCAAGAGGACAGTTTGACCTTGATTGACGGAGCCTTTAAGCTTTTTGTTCTCTTCATACATTGCTTGAGCAAGGCGAAGAGCTTCTTCTTTCTCACGTTCGGCAGACTCTTTTGCTCTGCGTTCTTCGTGATATCCCTTGGTGAAGTGTTTAAACCTATTCTTGACGCTCTCTGAGTAGGTTGCTAACTCTTCTTCTGTAGGATCTTGGGGGGCTTCCTTCATTGGAGTGCGATAACGATCCTCTTCCGGGGTATCGTCTACAACTTCAATTTCAGGCTTTTCGTCTTCCTCGGGGGTTACAACCTTCCCACCCTTGCGGAGGTTCTCTTCCTTTTCATCAGGAAACTCAAATTCTGTTTTTTCAATTTCAGCCATGATTTACTCCTTAGTTAGGTCGCTGGATACCACGGGGGTCTTGCACAACTGCCTGAACAGAGTCGTCATTAATCAATCTCCACTCCGTTCCGTGAATCTTCATGCGGGTTCCCGTGTTAGGACGTACTAACACAAAGTCTCCCACTTTACATGAGGCTCCGGATGGAAAGCGAGCTGCGTCTTTAAACGCATCGGGGCCAATCTTGGCTACAAACAGCACGGGGGAAAGAAGCTCCTCGTGAAGAATCGCAGTTGCAGATTTAAGGATCCCTGTCTCGCTATATTCATCCTCTGCTTTGGGAAGCATACAGAGGAGGTGGTAAGTAGCCGGATCGGGTACTTGTTTGGCTTTCTCTTCTGCGGAGGTATTAAGCACCCCGCTCAGATCAACCGCACTAACATCAAAGTCAGTCATCTTCATAGTCCTTGGTTTTTCGCACGAGATCGGCAAGTTCATACTGAGCGGTTTGCAGACCTCGGATCGTCCCGCACAGTTCTTTGTAGTGATCGTGGGATTTAGCACCACCCTCACTGACAACGGTTACCAACTCCTTGACGTGTTCATCAAGTCTTTTGTTTAAAGCATCAAGAAGTTGAGTCATCATTCACCTTTTGGTTTGTTCTTCGCATTCAAAAGCATTTGAAGAAGTTGCTGTTTAGCCTGTAGATCTTGCGTTTGTTGGTTGTGTTCCAACTGTTGCTGGTGTTGTTGTTCAGCCATGCGCATCTCTGCTTGTTTCTTCATGGCATCTACTGCGATGTCTTGCTGCGCTTTTTGTGCAGCTATGGCAGGATCTTCTCCTTGGTTGCCTTGCATCTGCGCCATTTTGAGTTGAAGCTCTGCCTGCTTGATAGCCAAGTCGCCTTGGACTTTCTGCGCTTTGGTTTGAGCGTCTTGCTGTTTGATCTGCAACTCTGCTTGTTGCATTTGTACAACAGGATCCTGCATCTGCTGCTGGGCTTGTTGTTGTGCTGCTTGGTTCTTGTTGATGTCCAACAATTGTTTTGCAGCCTGAGCAACCAGCTTTGAGAGTTGAACTTCAATATCCTCTGGCATTTCTGTATCAGGCATAGGCAGAGTAGCGCCAAGGCGTTGCTCAATCTTTGTGCGGTACTGGAATGCAATGTGTTCAGCGACGTGAGCCATGATTGAAGCCTGCATCTGTTGAGCCATTGGGTTTTGCCCCATTTGCCCCATCACCATAGGATCCTGCATCATTGATGTATGCACAGCAATGTGTGCATCGTGGTCTTGGTAGATAAATGCTTTAGTAGGCTTACCATTCAAGAATGCCATGTTCTCTGAGATTGGATCTCGTGGTGTCATGTCATCGTCAATAGGTACAAGCTTGTCTGCGTTCTTCACTCCCAGAACCTCAATCATCTGGCGGTGCAACAAAGGCAGGTTGTAGATCTGTGGAGCGCCTTGAGCCAACTGGATTACAGCCTGATACTGCATGATCCTTTGAGCCATTGTGGCGGAATTCGGGTCGGAGACCGGAATAACATCCACCATGTCATAGTCAGCCCGTTTGGCTTGAGGAGTACCAAACACAGGCGTGTAGTCGTAATCCTCTGGCATGTAATCACGGATGATTTCTTTAAGCAGTTTAAACTCTTGCTTCATTGAATAATGAACACGAGCCTGCACCGCAGACATGGTCTTGAGTTGTCTCTCAAGTAATGCCAAAGTTGTACCAACGGGAGAATTGGCAGACATATCGCTGATGTTCATATCTGCGATTGATCCAAGTCTTCTGCCCTCGTCTGTGATCTGGTTCAAGAGAGCCAAGAGAACCTGTGATGGTTCCTTGTATGGCAGGGCCATGATGTTCTCTTTGACCGAGCCGCTAGGAACGTCCACATCACGGAACTCACCCGGCTGGATAGGAGTGTCATCTCCTTTGATACGCAGTCCTCTGGTCTTCAAACCTCCGGGCAAGTTGGATAAAGTTCCAGCGTCCACCAACTGACGAATGATAGATGTACCCGCACGGGCATATCCACCGATTAGGTGAATCAAACCTAAGCCATAAGCTCCAAAGCCGGGTACGTAGGTGTACTGGACAAAGTGCTGACGCTTTAGTTTGTGTTTGTCATCTTCATCCCAGTTTCTGCGGATGGAGAGAATCTCAGTCGTGCCGCGCTCTAAGGTAATGACGTAAGGAAGAGCAATACCGTCCTCATCTTCATAGCCGGGCAAGTCGTAATCTACGTGGATCTCATAGATCTGGTAGCGGTCGTCGTCATTGAGGTTGTAGCCTTGGTCTTCGGCTTTCTTCTTCTCTACGTCGGTGTAGAACTGAAGAGGTTCGCCAAGTTCTTTGTCTAGATAGAAACCCGAAACTTGAAGCTTGCGGATGTCATTCTTTGTCTTACGCATGATGTGAGTCACACGCTCTGAGGTCATGGCGCTAGAAGCGCCGTAAGGAATAATCACATCCTCTGCGGGGATGAAGATAGAGGCTTGACGGCCCAAAGAAGGGTCGTAGTAAACCTTCTTGAATGCTGCGCCAGCCAGACCTAAAGAATACAGAAGGCGTTCATGCTCTGGTCGATACTCAGGCATCCCTTCAGTCAGTCTGTAGTTCATGTCATCTTTGACACGCTCCGCAGCTTCTTCTTTAAGTTTATCAATTGCACCAATGATTTCCGTCTTGACTGGGCCTTGAGCCGGAAAGGTTTCAATAATTGTTTCGCTTTGGAAACGCACTGCGGCTTCGGTAAGAACAGTTGAAAATACACCACACGCCCCCAACCAAGGCTCAGTACGCTCCTCATATTTCATCCCCAAAACATCTAGACCTTTGACATACATTTCCACCCAGTCTTTGCGGGAGTTAACGTCGGTATCAACCATCTCAATCAGATCGCTGGCAATCTTTTGGAGTTCGCTGTCATCCATGTACTCGGCAAGGTTGTCTGAGAAGTCTTCTTCTTCAGTCTCAGGCATGAGATCAATCTCCACGCCGTCCATTCCAATCTTGACACCCTCGGGATTGACAATCTCAATCTCAACTGCGGGCGTGTCATCAAGCTCGATGTCTTGCAGGCCCAATGGGGCTTGGCTCAAGGATTGTTCAATGCTCATAATATTCCTTAGTAGTACTCTACTTTTCTACGGTGGTAAAAAGGTTCATCTTCTTCATCAGAATCGATGGAGATGAAGCCTCCCAAGCGAAACCGCATCAGAGCCTGACTGCTTGAGTCAACAAGGTCGTCGTGATCGCCGTTGGGGAAAGAAGCTAACTCATCCATAACTTCTTCAGCCCATCGGGTATCAGGACACCACACCATACCGGACTCAAACAAGGCAGAGATTGCGTTTACACGCGATATCTTATCGTTTCCTTTGCCCGGCGTATACTCCGCGACCGGAATTCCCATCTTTCTCATCTCGTAGATCAAAGGCGCACCTGCGGCTCTCTTCTCAACGATCAAAGTGTCGGGTTCATATTCTCTGTATGCCTCTAAAGCTTTACGTTTTAGATCAGGGAACTCCATGCGTTCTTTGAATGCATCTAAAAGAATGATGTTGGCCTTCAAGTTTCCATGTTTATCAGGATGCTGGAAAACACCCCACGTTGTACAGGCTGAATAGTCGGCACGGTTGTTCTTTTCAAACGCAGTATCCCAAGATTGAATGATGTATTCGCACTCAGGGGGTCGTTTCTCTTCCCAAATCATCCAATGTTCACGCTTAATGATCGCGCCTTCTTCGGATGTGGGGTTTTGTTGGTACTGCGCTTCCCATTTAGAGACTGGAAGTTCAGCTTTCAGGGCTTCTAGGGCGGTTTTAGACCAGAATCCGGGCCATAAAGGGTTCCCGTTGGGCATAATTGCCGGAAAATCGATGACTTCCCACTGATCTACGCCATCTTTGTCGGAGTTTTTGAGGATCTGACCGGTTAAATCACGCTTAGACCACCGAGTCATCACAATAATGATGGCTCCACCCGGCTGTAAACGCTGCCGAGGGCCGGAAGTGAACCATTCATAGACCCCATCAAACACGGCAGGGTTAGCTTGCTTGGCTTCCTGCTCAGAATGGGGGTCGTCAATGATTAAGAGATCTGCGCCCTTACCTGTAACAGCGCCGCCAACACCGATAGCAAAGTAATCGCCACCCATATTAGTGTTCCAGCGACCTGCGGCCTTTGAATCACTTGAAAGCTTTGTGTCAAACACCTTCTGATATTGATCTGATGAAACAAGATTCCTAACCTTTCGTCCAAAACCCGTCGCAAGCTCTGCGGTGTGCGCAGTCTGGATAATCTTCTTATGAGGAAACTTCCCCAGAAACCACGCAGGTAAAAGGAAAGAAGCAAACTCAGACTTGGTATGCCGGGGAGGCATGTTGATGATCAACCTCTTAAGCTCCCCGTTAGCTACCCGCTCAAAAGCATCAGACATGATCTTATGATGGGACCCAGAGATAAAGATAGGCCACATCTGCGTCACAAAGTATAGAAAAGACTCCTTGCTGCGTTCTATTTTGTCCATCTCCAGCAAAGCCTGAATCTTTGCACGGTTATCCGGAGAAGCCTTGGGAGCCATCTCCAAGTACCTTTGGATCTCTGCGTGGGTCAGTAGACTCATAGACGTACCACATCACGTACGCTTGCATCCACCAGCTTAATAGCATGGAACTTATAAGGCTTGGTCATAAGATGACCGTCAGTCTTTAACCTATGGACAATCCTGTGGATGTTTGATTTAGATTTCAATCCAATCCCTTTGGCAATAACTTCGTAAGACGGCGGCACTCCGTGCAACCTAACGTATGCACGTATGAAATCAAGAACTAACTGTCTGCGCTTTGTCATAAATAGTTTGTTGGTGACCCAATCATCAGCAGGGTGCTTCCCTCTGAAAGGAGAAATGGGAGGTTATCTCAGATGCAAATGCCTCAAGATGCAACATAGTCTGCGCGTCCACAAACGTTACCCCTTTTCACCAACACGGCTGGGGACTAATCCGTCAGGATAGCTTCATGAGCGCAACTGACGGTTTGCCCCAATTTGCCTAGTCCCCATGCGTGTAGGTGTTGGTACTCACGTTCGCCAGTTACCTAGGGGAATTCTAGGCCACCACGCTTTCCCAACGTTTGTAGTTTAAACGCAAACACGAACGTTCGCAATACCTTTTCTGAAAATATATATACCCCCGGGGTCTTGGGTTTGGAAAAGGAAGGGGGGCTTTAATCTACGAGATGAGAAAGATGGGAATTCCGGTCGCGGAGTATACGCCGGGCAAAGGAAACGATAAGATATCGCGTGTAAACGCAATCTCTGCCTTGTTT